GGCTGAGATCACACCGCTTTACTTACTTGAAAGGATGAAAGAAGTTGTTGATAATGAAGGTTCTCAAGATAAAGATAAAATACAAGCAATTAAAACACTAATGCAAATTAGTGGAATGATGGAAACTGAGAAGAGAACTGAATCTCTTACATTATTTCAAGGATTTACAAAGGATCAATTAAATGCTATCCAAGGCGGAGATTCGAAAAAACTCATTGAGGCTTCGAGAGAAGTCGAAAAGTAAACACTGTATAGTTTGTGGATTTCCAATGAAGAAATACGCATCTATATGGTATAACGTAAATGAAAATTATTTTTCGGTAGAATGTTCTGAATGCTATTCATCTTATGATGAAGAGTTTGAGATAAAGAAACCGGGATTAATATTTAACTATGGAGAAGCGTAATGAAAGAAGTAAAATTTGATCTTGTATTAGAAGTCCACGATCAATTAGATAAAGAAGAATTAGCTGATATGTTAAAAAAATATCTTATTAATAACCACATTATTGGTTCAATAGTGCAAAAGGTTATTGGAGAAAAAGATGCTCCAGAGCATTTTAGTATATCCTCTATGAAGATAGCGGATAAAAAGGTTCCGAGCAAAAGTAAAACTAAGAAGAAAGTAAAGACTAAAAAATGAAGCTAGCTGTATATGGAACTCTTCGCAACGGAAACAAGAATACTGGCAAAGTAAAGAATACATCATTAGTATATCCTGGGCATCAAAGATTTCCAGCTATGATTCAAGATTATAAAGGCAAAGGAACGGTTGTAGAGGTTCATAATGTTACAAGCGAAGACTTAGCCCAATATGATTTATATGAAGGTGTATCAACGGGTCTTTATGATAGAGTAAAGGTGGATGTAGAATTGGATTCTGGTGATAAAGAAAGAGTTTGGGTATATGTTGCTGGCCCACAGCTTCTTAAAATGGTAAATGTATTTGAAGAAATACCAAATGGAGATTGGAACAATAGAAAAGTTTAATATAATTCCAAATGATCTAAGCGAAAAAGAGCGGGTACTCAATATGGTATCTAAAGATTTAGTAGCTTTTGGTCAACTGTTTTTGCCTGAAGATTTTATGAAATCTAAGCCAGCTCCGTTTCACTATGAAGTTGGTAATTTATTTTTAGATGATACAATTAGAAGACTTTGTTTGGTGCTTCCTCGTGGACATACTAAGTCTACTATGGCTAAGGCTGCTCTTTTACATAAGATATGTTTTAATCCGCAAGGTAAGAATGAATTTGCGGCTTGGGTATCAGAAGAACAAGGTCAGGCGGTAGATCATCTTAAGTATATTAAAAGTCATATAGAGTTTAACCCAGCATTGAATTACTACTTTGGTGATATGGCTGGGCCTAAATGGACTGAGAAAGAAATCACTACTTCTAAGGGCGATAGGATTATAGCTAAGGGTACAAGTCAAAGGCTTCGTGGTAGATCAGAACTTGGTCTTAGATATACAAAGATTATACTTGATGACTTTGAATCTGAATTAAATACAAAGACACCAGAAAGACGTAAGGAAATTAAAGAATGGCTTATGTCTACAGTGTATCCTGCACTAGAAGAATCCAAGGGAAACCAAGGAGCTATATGGTTGATTGGAACTATTGTTCACTATGATTCTGCTTTACAAGGAATATATGATGGATATTTAGAGGCTAAAGAAAATAGCGAAGAGTACACATGGGAAATGGTATTTCATAGAGTTATAGAGAATGATATTCCGTTATGGCCTTCATATTTTCCGAAAGATAAGATAGCTAGAATAAGAAAAGATTATGAGTACGTAGGGCAATTACATAAATTTGCTCAAGAGTATATGAATGATGCTCGAGATCTTGAGACTGCAAAATTTAAAATAGATAAGATAAATTATTTTGATGGACAATTTAAAGCGAGAAATAATCAAGCTTACATTATTACAAAAAAAGATGCAATTCCAGTTAATGTATATATGGGTGTTGACCTTGCTTATGAGTCTTCCGCTCAACATGATTATCAGGTTATTTTGGTTATTGGCATTGATAGTGATAAAAATATCTATGTAATAGATATTTTCCATGAACATATACCTTTATACGATATGCCAAGAAAGATATTTCAATTTGCTAAGGAGTATCAACCAATGAGAAGAGCAAACGTAGAGCACGTAGGGGCGCAAGGTATTATACGTGATGCGGTTAATGAACTTTCTGGAAAGGATAGAAAGATGGCTCCTGGTATAGCAAGAGGAGTAAGACCACCAACTGGAATTAAGAAAGAAGATAGGCTTGAATCATTGCTTTGTCCTATTGTTAATAGAGGTAAATTATTTATTAAGAAACAACATAGTGATTTAGTTGATGAAATGTTTCACTTTCCTAAAGGAAAGAATGATGACTTGCTTGACGGTCTTTGGTATTCTGTAATAAACGCAAGATCGCCAGTTAGTATGAAATTTGATTCAGAAAATTTTGAAGAGACAATTGAGGAGAAGAAAGAGTTTTTAGGTAGAAGAATACTCAGAAGTTGGGTTACAGGGCAAAGAATTTAAAAAAAATGATAAAAACACTTGACAAGCGGTACTTTAAGCCTTATATTATATTTAAGGCAAATTGCATAATTAGGAGATCTTAAAATAGCTAGCGAAAGAAATAACGTCGAACAAGACGAAGCTCAAAACAATTTAGACCTTTGGAGAAGATGGCGCGACGCACGTGTAGACTGGGAAGTTGAAGCCAGAGATGCTATCGATTTTGTCCTTGGTAATCATTATACTGAAGAAGAATCTGATACATTAAGTGCGGTAGGGCAAGGTGACTTTATTATAGATAGAGTTTATGCTGCAGTTGACAAACTCAAGTCACTCTTAACATCTAAGAATCCAAAGTTCTCTGCAATCGCAAGAGAAGATTCTGATAATAAAATAGCACAAGTTTGGAAGACTATATTAGAGTATTGTTGGGATATATCCGATGGCGATACAGAATTCAAACAAGCTGTTCACGACTATTCAATAGCGGGACTTGGGTATTTTTATACCTATATAGACCCCGAAGCTGATTTCGGTCGAGGTGAAGTTAAATTTACTCATGTAAATCCATTTAGGGTATATGTTGATCCAGCAGCTAGAAGTAGATATTTTACTGATGCATCATCTATTTTACTTTCTACAATTTTAACAAGGAATCAAGTAATATCTTTGTATCCAAAAATAGAAGAAGTAATTGATGATATAGATACAATGAGTAATGAAGATGACTATCCATCTTCTACATTAAAAAACTCTTCTCAATCTTTTACACCCGATGTTGTAAAAGATAAAGATAGCGCTGGTTATGAAAAATATAGAATAATAGAAAGATTTGAAAAGGTTAAAATTCCTTTTTATAGATTGTTTAATAAACAAACTGGCGAAGAAAAGATTGTTTCCCTAGAGGAATATCAATCGATAACGCAAGATAGTGGTCATTTATTAGAATCGGGACTGGTTGAGGCTGTCGAAATAATGCAAACACGTATCAGAATTGTTGCTACGATGGGTCAATATCTCTTATATGAACAACTGCTTAACACTGATATATATCCTATTATACCAATCCCAAATATTTGGACTAATACTCCATATCCAAAATCAGATGTAATGAAAGTAAAAGACTCACAACGTCTTTTAAATAAATTATTTTCATTAACATTAAGTCATGCACAAGCATCAGCTGGTCTTAAGTTGCTTGTTCCAGAAGGAAGTGTTGATGATGTCTCACAGTTGGAAAAAGATTGGGCTAATCCTAATGCTGTTTTAGAATATAATCCAGAATTTGGTGAGCCACATTTTCCAGCTCCACAACCATTAGCATCTGAATTTTATCATTTAATAGATAGAGTAGAACATTATATAGATTTAAATTTTGGTATTCCAGAGTTGATGCAAGGATTTCGCGATAAAGCTCCAGATACCGTTCGCGGTACGGCTATGCTTTCCGAAATGGGCGAAAGTCGAGGAAGGTCTAAGCTTAAGGATATAGAAGCAAGTTTAAATCAACTTGGAAGATGTATATATAATCTTGCAAAAGGTCATTATACATTCCAGAAAACATTTAGAATCGTGCAACCAAATAATGATCTTACTGAATTTTCAGTAAATAATAGGTTGTATGATGATAAGACCAACGAGCTAACTGCAATAGAAAATGATATTTCTATAGGGCAACATGACGTTCGTATAATATCAGGTTCAACATTACCGTCTAACAAGGTAGCAGAATATAATATGTACCTTGAGGCGTATAAGTTAAACTTGGTAGATGATGTCGAGGTCTTGAAGAAAACCGAGATCTTTGACAAAGAAGGCGTACTTACACGCAAAGGTATGATGGCGAAAATGCAGTCGTACATCCAACAACTTGAAGGGCAAGTGAAGGAACTCAAAGGTGACTTGCAAACAGCAGACCGCGAAGCGGTACATGCTAAAAAACAGGTTATTACTGAGAAATTCAAGAGTGACTTAAACGAGGTTGTTTCTGAGGCTAAGTTCAAAGAAAGAACTAAGATTAATAAATTGGAAGGTGTGATTGACAAAGCGCAAGTTCGTGCCGAAGCTGCGTTGAAAGTAGAAAAGGCGAATAAAGGGAGTTCCTCTAAGAAGGGGAACGCGCGAGTAAAACGGTAATCATAGGTTAAACTTCTTCGGGATATCGCACGGTATTGTCCGAATATAAGAAGAAATCTAAAGGAGGTTATATGGAAGAACAAGTGCAAGAAAGTGTAGTAGAAGCACCAGTGGCAGATCCTGGAGTAAATACAAGAGAGGGCTTAGATACATCTATGCCCGATGTTGAGCTAGCATCAGATATGCCAAGTGTGCAAGATGCTGTAGTAGATGAGGCTAATAAAAGAGCACCTAATTTAATTACTAAAGAGGGTGACGAAAGCCAAATAGACTATGGTACTGACTGGGAAAATGAAACTCGTAAGTTTCAGTCTATGTATGATAAACAGAAATCTGATTACGAGAGTCTTAAAACTGAATATGACGATCTTTCTCCGATGCAAGATTTACGAAAGGTTCTTGATGAAAGACCTGATGTAGTTGAAGCAATGAGAAATAAGCTTGAAGGAAAACCAGTTCAAGAAACTATGCGACAACAGGATGATCCCGACACTGTCGATGAATCATCTTTTGACCCATGGGAGGCCTATTACAAGCCTGAGTCTCCTTCGTACAAAATGAGAATGACTCAGGAAAGGACTTTGGTAGATGAGGCTGTTGGAAAACATATGTCTCAACTTCAAGGTCAAGTTGCGTTGCAAAATTTACGTAGTGAATTGTCTAACAACTACAATATGCAAGACGAGAAGGATGTAAACGAATTTATTGAATTTGCAACTACACCAAGAGATCAATTACCAATGGATTTGTTAATTGACGTGTATCGTAAATATTACAATAAAGGCGTGGACAATGTTTCTCCGAATATGGAAGCTGTAAAGGCAACTCAAAGTATTCCTAAGACTGCTGGTATTCTTCAAGGTGGCGAAGCCCCTAGTGGTAAGAATGAACAAGAGTCTGCATGGGATAGAATTTTGCAAGCAGGGCAAGCAGGGAGAATTCCCTAATAACTATAATCAAATAGGAGGTAACACAAATGGCTGTTACAAGTGGAGTAAAATCCAGTTATGATATCACAGCTGCTGCTACCAGTGCTGGTGTCGGGCAAGCGCCTGACCGCCGCAGATTATACGATTTTTCAGATAGGGTTGCTGAGTTAGCACCCGAAGAATCACCGTTTTTTGTATATCTTTCAAAAGTTGCAAAAGTAACAACGGATGATCCTGTATTTAGATTTTTGGAAAATCGTTCCAAGATTGATTGGACTACCCGTAGTTTTAAATTAGCTGCTGCTGTAAATGGAGGTTCTGCTGTTACAGCAGGAAGCTCTTATTCAATTACAGCTGACGCTGACGGAGCTACAGGTGGAACATCTTCTGGCGGAGCATCAGTAGATTTCCTTGTAAAAGGAATGGTTTTTTCGGTTAATACCGTAAGTGGCGCAAGTGGTTATACTCAGGCTTTGATTAGGGTTGATTCAGCTCCAGTAGATGCTGGTACATCTACTACATTTACAGGTAAGGTAGTTGCTTTATCTGGTAGTAGCACAGCATCAAAACAACTTGCGAATAATGATA